GTGCTAATAGTGGTGAACCTACTTATGGTATGATGTTTCAAAAAACAGCAACCTATGGTACATTCGGATATGTTAGTGCAGATTGGGCAACCTATTTTACAATGGATACTACTAATAATAGAGGTTGGATATTTAGAAAAGTTGGAGTTGGTAATGTGGCATCAATAAATAATAATGGAAATGCACATTTTCAAACCCCATGTAAGATTACAAGTAATGACACCTCTTTGACATTTGAGGATGCTGGTACAAATGCCATTCAAATTAAGGTTGGTGCTGGTGATGAATTATATATTGGTAGTAATAACACATATCAATTTAGAGGAACAATAACTGGTCAAGCACAATTAAATTCAGTTGGTTATGTAAGAGTAACTGCTGGTGCATCAAACTATGCTGGAATTGAATTGTACCAAACAGATGGTTCAAGAGTTGGTTTTTTCTATGGTGATAATGGTCAAACCTCAAATCCTGGTATTGGTTTTTTAGATTCTGATGGTAACTGGGCGGTAAGAGTTAGGAGAGATATTGGTGTTGATTTAAGAGTTAATAATATAGAAAAATTTAATGTAACAACAGCTATAAATTATAATTATCAACCAACTTGGATTGAGGGTGGTTCAGCTAATTGGAATGAAACTACACCAGGTTTAACAACTGGTTCTTTACATCTTGATCCTGGAAGTGGTAGCGACAATTTTGGTAGTGCAATAACATTTGGTTCATCTGACCATAGTGATGGAGCTGTTGCAGATGCTGGTATATATACTAGAACTGATGGTGCTTATGGATCTAAAATGTATTTTGCTACAACAGATAGTTATGCAGTTGGTTCTAAAACTAGAATGATGATTGACTATAATGGAAATATAGGAATTTCAACAATAGCACCTGAGGGTAAATTAGATGTAACTGGTGATATATGGTTAAATTCAGATAATGCTAATTCAGCATATTATTTGAGAGTTAACAGAGGACAAAATCAAGATGGCGGCATACTTTTATATGGTAACAAGACATTAGATTGGCAAATAGTAAATCAAACAAGTAGAAATTTAAACTGGTATTCATATTCAGCTGGTGCCAGTGTAATGAGATTAACTGGTAATGGACAATTATTAGTTAATGCGACATCTTCTACTTATGGTGCTGCTGTTGGTTATAATTTAGGTGTAAAGGGAACTAATACACAAACATACATTTCTATTGCACGAGCCAATCAAAATTTAGATTCACAAGGTGTTATTATAGGTTTAGACACAAACCATTCTTATTTTATTAATAGAGATGCTTTACCTATTGAATTACATACAAACAATACTGTAAGAATGCATATACACGGATCATTAAATCGTGTTGGTATTGGTGCTGATCCAGTTTCTAGTGCTGGTGTAAATAACTTTTTAATGGTAAAAGGTTCTGCACATTCTGGTATTGTTCTAGTTGATACAGATAGTGGTGCTGTACACGAAATGTGGAATGATGGTGGTACTTTAAATATGTGGGATAGTTCAATAGGTTATAGAATTAGATTTTATACTAATGGTGATTCTCAAGCATATAATGGTTGGTCAGCTGATTCACTAGGCATAACGGGTTCAAATGGTACTGATGGTAAGGGATTATCACTTTATGGGGGTTCAGCAGGAGGTGAGCCAACTTATGGTATGATGTTTATGCAAACTGCTACTTTTGGCAGTTATGGTTTAGTAAATGGAAGTTGGGCAACTTACTTTACTATGAATAGCGACACATCTAGGGGATGGATTTTTAGAAGAGCTGGTAACAGTAATTGTGCGAGTATTACTGCTGGTGGCGATCTCTCATTAAAGGGTATAATTAGTTTTACAGAAACAAATCAAAGAATATCTGGTTTAAATGGTAGTTATTTACAAATAAAAAGTGGTTCATCTAGTGATGGCGGTATAAATTTAGTTGATACAAATGGTGGCAATTTAATGTACTTATATGGAAGTGGTGCTGATGCTGGTATGTTAAATTCTGGTGGTTATTGGACATTTAAACATTCACAAGGTGGCACTACTAGTTTATATGCTGGTAACCAAAGTCATGTTTGGCATTTTCAAGGAAGTAATGGTTATGCTTATTTCCCAGCTTGGATTAATTTAGCATCTGGTACTGGTTTATTTACTAATTCAAATGGCGGTCATTTTTATGGAAATGAGCAGAGTACTTATGGAACATGGCGAACATCAGGTAGCAGAAATGGTTATAGTGGTATTTATGATAATCATTCGACTACAAATGTAAATATGATGGATTCTGGTGGTAATGGTGGTAATTATTCGCCAACTGCTGGATGGCACTTTTATTATAATAGAACAAATCTTTGTTTAGCGATTGGTAGTTCAACAACATCTTCATCTTATTCTTTATATGTAACTGGTTCAATTTATTCAACTGCTGATGTTATTGCTTATTCGGATAAAAGAGCAAAAGAAAATATTGTTACAGTAGATAGTGCTATTGAAAAAGTAAATAAATTAAGGGGTGTTTATTATACGCTTAAAGAGGGTGATGATAAATCAAGGAAAGTTGGTGTTATTGCTCAAGAAATTTTAGAGGTATTGCCAGAGGTTGTTACACACGACAAAGAAAATGATAGATATGGAGTTGATTATGGTAAAATTACTGGTTTATTAATAGAAGCTATAAAAGATCAACAAAAACAAATAGATAAATTGACTAAATTTGTAGATAAATTAAATAAATAAATTATGAATATAGAATACAGATATAGAATTGATGGTATCGATATTGCACCAAAATTAGATAATCTTGACAAAGTAATTACAAGGGTTGGATTTTCTTATATAGGCAAAGACACAGAAAGTAATTTTGAGGGAAGTTTTTTTGACAGATTAGATTTTATAAATCCTGATTCAGAAAACTTTACCCCCTTTAATGATGTTACTGAGGATGAATGTATTAAATGGGTTGAGGATAAATGGACAAGTGTTGAAATGGCAAAAAAAAGTATTGAAAGTCAGATTGAATCAAAAATTAACCCAATGTTTAAGCCAGTAGATACGCCATGGGGTGAGCCAATGATTGATAAACCTACTGAATAACAATGGCTGGAGTTCCAACATCTGGGGATATGTCAATGCTAAAAGTTGCTAAGGAACGAACTGGCTCGGGTTATGAATCAAGCATATCAATAGCACCACCAATTTACTTAGCAGATTTATCAAGATTGACTGGTGGTAATGCTAGTGGCTCAGGCAGAAGTTATCCAGCTGTTAACTTAAATAATCAAGCTGACCAGCGACCAGATGGACAAAATCCATTAAGAATGGAAGAGTTTAAGGGTTACCAACAGAATTTAACACGAACTCCTTTTTACTATGTATATAGTACACAAAATTCTAATACTGCTTGTGCTGCCGCTTTACCATTAGGACCTTATTTTCACACAGATGGCAATAACTTATACCCTAGTAATTTAACTGGTATTTTTACTGCTTATACAACACAAACTGGCACAACACCAGTTTCAAGTGGATATTATGCTATTTATGATTCTTTTTTTAATTCAACTGGTAAATGGATTTATGTTGGTTCTAATGGTTCTATAACTGGTGGTGGTAGTTGTTAAAAAAAATACTAAATTTGTAATTAATTAAATAAATAAAAATGAGCAAACTAGAGGAAAAAGAATTAAAATCTTTACAAGAAAATCAAGGAAAAATTAATCAAGTTGTATCTAATATGGGTGCAATTTCTATTCAAAAAATTAACTTAGAAAAGTCAAAGGAATCTTTACTAGGTGAATTAAAAAAAATAGAAGATGAGCAAAACGATCTTAAAAAAGAACTTGAGGAAAAGTACGGAAAAATCTCTGTTAATTTAGAATCTGGCGAATACGAAATTATACCAGAACAAGAATAAATTATGGCTGTTATAAATGCCACTAGCTATTTATTATTAAAAGATACAACAGTTATTGGGCATTCTAAAAGCACTACATTTAGTGTTAATACTGATTTACCAGATGCTACTACAAAACAAAGTTTAGGTTGGCAAGAGGTTATACCAGGAGTCAAATCTGGCACTTTAAACATTGAGTGTTTAACTGATTACACAGACACATTATCATTTGATGATTTGGCTGATATGTTAATCACTAAAGAGAAAGCAACCTTTTATTTTAAAGACACTGTAAACCCTAAATTAATTGTAAGGGGTGAGGGGTTTATAAGCTCTATTGATGAAACTGCTGAGTTTGAAACTGCGACTAGTTTTAATGTAGAAATTAACTTAACTGGTATATTTACAATAACAGATCCTAGCGAGGGAAAGACATGGGATAATATATTTGACAAGTGGGAAGATATTGCAACAAACTGGGAAGATGTATAAATTTTTTATTTGTATATTTGTTTTAAATTTAAGTTAATTATAAAAAAAATATATTATGCCAACAGTCGGAGTATTTAATGGAACCAATTTATTATTAAAATTTGCAGCTGATGGTTCAGCACCAGCAGTTATAGGTCATTCAACATCTTGTTCACTTTCGCTTTCAAATGATTTGCCAGAAGCAACTACAAAAGATAGTGCTGGTTATCAAGAAGTTATTGCTGGAGTTAAAAGTGGTGAAATTAGTTTTGAGGGATTAGTAAATTATGATCATGCAAATAATGCTATTGAAGCAGCAGATCTTTTAATAGCTAGAACTAGAGTTGATTGG